GGACACGATGTAGTAGTTGTGACCTATGCCGATACTAATGTCGCCATTGAGTGCGAAGAGTGTAGTGAAGTGCTACTGGACTTTGACAAAGAAGTTGAGTGCGAGAACCACACTTGGACTTTACAAATGAACATAGCCAACACCCCGACACAGAACTGGTGCGAAGAGTGTGGAGCAACTGAACCTGCCGACCCTGAAGATGTGGCAGAACAAATCCGACTATTAGGAGAGAACGACTAATGAACGATAAAGAAAAAGAACTAATCAACAATAAAGAAAAAGCGTTGATAAATGTTAGAACCATTCAGATTTGTTTGCGTATGGGTTTGACTATGGAACAAATTAAGAAAGTGCTGGATAAAAATGAATCAGGAAACTAAAATCAACACCGAAAGATTATCCCCTGAGTTTTATGTCTGGGAAACTGGATACGAAGAAGTCTGGGCTGATAAAGATAATCCATTTTTCGTAGTGCGAAATGGCGAAATGCGTATCCACAAAACCGAAAAAGATGGAAGTGTAAAGATAATCAGATACACCGATGCTTTGCTAAAAGAAATCAGCAACGATGGGGAACTTAGCAAATTGTATGAACAAGATGAAGAACTGCTAACAATAGTTATGAACCCTTGGTTTGAGATTTACTCTATCCATCACACCGACTACTACTCTGAGCCGTTTTCTGAACTGGACAAGGCGATAGATTACGCAAGAGAAATGCTGGTGAAGTATCCCGATGGGATAGTTACCGACTAAAAGAGAGAAAGAGAAACTGGCTTGGGAAACCGAGCCTTTTTCTTTATGCCGAAGATGGCGTGGGCAGCCTGTTTTTCCGTTCACAATGCTACCTTTGTAGCATGTCCTTTCACTCTGCTACACCGATAAAACTGCTTGACGCGTTTGATGAACGCATCTCTTTTCTTTACTTCCTTTCAGGTGGGGTGCATGATGGGAGAATAGTTCTGATTTCCTCGTTGGCGAGGCAGGATTATGAAGAAACAAGTGTCTTTCTCTGTAATGATTTGGAGGGAGATGATGTGGACTGGGGTAATTCGTTATCAACTATCCCGTATGTGGATACCGAAGATGCACTCAACAGGATAGGATACACAACGAAGATTTCCTCTTGACATGGAAAAACCTGCCGCCTACAATAAAACACAAGACGATAATGACAAAAGGAGATGCCGATGGGCACGACTGTTGATGGATTGAAGCCGACTCACGCCGTAGGAGAGTCGTTCAGTAGAAATGTGTGGGGCTGGACTCCACTGAAGAACTATGTTCTTGAAAATCACAACAAATACGAGAAAGCCTTTCTTGATGGCAAACTCACTAAACTCCAAGCAAGCAGACTGGCCGATGCTCTGTTTGAAGACATCGCAAGTGGCAAGGCCGAGAAATATGCCGATAACTTTATGCTCACTGTAAAAGCAGAGCCAACTGTCGTATGTGAAATCTGTGCTGGCACTGGTATTCGTGCCGATGAACTTGGAAAAGAAAAGGGTATGGACAAGATGGAGTTAGTGGCTCTGCTTGCCGAACAAGTTGGTAGGACACACGGATATTGCAATGGCTGTGGTGGGTTTGGCTCAAGGAAGACCAACAACAGTAGTTATTACTTAGAAGTAGAAGATATCCAAGAGTTCGCCGAGTTTCTCAAAAACTCAGGTGGAGCAAACTGGTAAAAAATCTTTTGCGACACGCTTGACAAATGTCAGTGCCGTTGTGTAGATTTCATATATACCAAATGGTAACAACAAACGATTGGAGAAAATACTATGGGTATGGATGTATATGGCAAGAGCCCTAAGAACGAAACTGGCGAGTACTTCCGCCGTAATGTTTGGGGCTGGCGACCACTCTGGGACTACTGCGTTGATAACTTCAACGACCTAGTTGGCGAAGTATCTGGACATTACAACGATGGCGATGGATTGAACAACGCTGGCAGTTTGGAACTAGCACGCCGAATTAGAGAACAACTAAAAACTGGTGAGGCTAAGGATTACATTGAAAAGCGTAATTCTCGTTTAGCATCACTTGAACGACCTAACTGCGAACTCTGCCAAGGAACTGGTATTCGTACCGATGCACTTGGCGTAGAGCACAAGATGCCGATTAGAGAACTTTCACCTGAGATGGCATCACTAACTAATCGCACACATGGTTGGTGTAATGGTTGCGATGGCGAAGGTAAGAAAGATGCGTGGGAAACTTCCTACTCACTTGACCTTGATGATTTAGAAGAGTTTGCCGAGTTCCTAGAGAACTCTGGTGGATTTGAGATTTGCTAATGAAAGAGCAAACACAACTCACGAAAGGAGGGGTAAAAGTGAGAGCAAATATGACAAAAAAGAACGCCGATGCTAGTTGGGATTGGTTTGTTGCTATGTACACAAAGCGTGGCTACAAATCTCTAAACCAATTTGCGATGGCTACTGGAATGCAGAAAAGCAGTCTAAGTAGATACTTCCATCAGCAACGACAGTTGCCGTCAGGTATGATGGCAAAACTCTGCCAAGAACTCAAAGTCACGCCAAACGAGATGATGAAAGCACTTGGTATGTGGCAGTAAACCCCGCTATTTAGTAGCAAACACCTGAGCCAAGTGTCTAAACTGGCTCTTTTTACACATAAACACCGATTTATGTGGGTAAAATATTACCTATAACTGAATATGTATTGGGAGAACCAAAACAAACAACGACCAAGTACTAACTAACAAGGAAAGGTAGGTCGCCTAATGAAATGGTTGCTGACAATAACAATGGCTTTGTTGCTCAATGGGTGTGTATCATCTTCGGCAATAGCAAGTCAGTTAGCAAAAGATGAAGTGACAAGGAGTGTGGAAACTCAACAAATTGTCGCATCAAAGAACATTTTCAATAACCCCGTAATATCTAAATCCACTTCGTTTGCGAAGTATGCGGAAAGTATTGAAAATAGAAAAAAACTGAATAAAGTCGTAATCCGATTAATACACCGAGTAGGTAAAACCCCCTATGTTCCGACTGGTTCATCTATTTATGGGTGGGACTGCTCTGGGATGGTCAGATGGGCTTACGAGCAACTGGGTGTAGAAGTACCACACTCAGCAACAGCACAAGCGTATGTTGGTGAAAGAGTATCTAAGAAAGAACGAAAAGTTGGAGATATAGTAATCTTTGGCTATCGTGGCTCTAAGAGTTTCTACCACTCCGCTATTTACATTGGTAAGGACAAGGTAGTAAATGCCAATCGTGGATTTGGTGGAACTCACATACAGCCACTCTCCGATTACGAAAACAACAGAATAATCTATGTTCGGGTAATACCGACTGCGTAAAGATAAACTTCAGGAACTCCCCGTCAGAAATGGCGGGGATTTCTCCTTCCTGGGCCGCCATTTTTTCTGTGCGTTTCCACTTGACAATGGGAATAAATTCCTATAAGTTTTAGTTATTGAATACATACCGAAAGGATTCAAATGAAAACAATGATTGTTTCAATACCACTGGGACTGGGGCTACTTGCTTTGGGGCTCAGTATCAAGGCTGGCACACTGTCAATCAGTGCCGATAAGTTAGCCATACTCCTATCATCAATCACTCTTGTAGTTGGGGGTTTTGCTGGGCTCATCTTTGCTTGGCAGAACAGACCACTGGCTCTTCGTAGAAATGTCAGGAGCAGAAGATAATGACTACACCGATTATTATTGACACACAAATCGCAGAACTACTTGCGTCTATTGAGTCAAAGAACATAAGCATCCACTCACTGAATCAGTCAATCGAGTACAACAAGAAGCACTCTTGGATGGGCAAAGAAGTGGAGCAAAAAGAAATCAAACGAGATGCTCTCGAAAAAGAACTTGCCGTCGACAAGGAAAAACTGGCAGCCCTCAAGGCACTCTACACAGGATGGTCCCGTGCCTACCTTGTGCGGAATAGCAATGGGCACATTCACAAGAGTCGTAATTGCGGAACCTGCTTTCCTACTACTCAGTATGTTTGGCTTACCGAGATGTCAGGTCGAGATGAACTTGAGATTGCGTTTCTTGCTGGCGAGAAAGCCTGTACTGTTTGCTATGCTCACGCCCCATCTGCTTACTTCCTCAGACAATGCGAGTTGGAAGACCCAGAGGTAGTAGAGGCACGCCGTCTTCGTCAGGTTCGTAAGGCTGAGATTGAGGCTAAGCGTTTGAAGACTGGTATCTGGAATCCAGATGGCACACCGCTAGTAGTGCTTGAATACGCATTTAGCAGATACAAGACTGAGGTCAAGGCAGAGCGTACTGCTCAGTCAATTGCCGTCAATATGCTAGTTGGTATTCAAAGCATGGGTCGCACACCTGAAGAGATTGAGCGTAGCCAAGAGTCACTTGACACCATCTTGGTTGCTTTGGCACACAAGCGAGGAACTTCGGTTGAGGAGCAGAGAATTCTAATCCAAGCCAAAGCCGATGCTCAAATCAAAAAGAACAAGCGTAATTATCCAGATGTAAATTGGACTACAAGATAAGAGTTTTGGCTTAGGTTATAATTGGAATACTTACAGTAAGGATTATGATGGCTGAAGACAAAGCACAACCAGTGCCGACAGACATTTCTCAAATGTCCCCTAACGATTTACACGCTCTTATTGAAAAAGAGGGTAAGAACTTCGTTCAACAGACTGAAGAGGGTGACATTGACATCAATGAGTACCTAGCATCAGAGCAGTTCGACTTGCCTAGACTTCTAAATCTATTCTTCGCTTTTGAGTATTTTCATCGTGCAGGGTCAAAGCAAGCAAACTTTGATTCTAGATACGGATTGCTATACGAACTTGTATATGCTGAACTAGGAAAACTTCTCGGTACGCAACTATACGGACCAGAATATGTGATTGGTTTATAGCCAACCGCCAATAAAAAAGAAAGACAGAAAGACAAATGAATTTACAAACAATTCTATTACTACCGATTGCTTACTTACTTGTTGTAAGCATCCCGTTGCTAATCACCGATATTCGCGAGAGCAGACTAAAGAACTCTATTGTTTTTCCAGGCTACCTAGTGTGGTTAGTGTCTGCCATTGCTTATACCGCTCTATCTGGAGATTGGCTAAATGCTTTAGTGCTACCACTTGCTATTGGACTACCGCTATTAGTTGGGCTAACTATATTTAATATCAGGACCGATGCTATTGGTATGGGCGATGTCAAACTTATTGTTTTGATGGGTCTGACTTTATCTTGGAAGAGCCTATGGGTTTGGCTTACTATTCTAGTAATTGCACTATTCATTGGTCTAGTAGTTACTGCGGTGCTTGCTTTTAGAAAGAGATACCCAGACACTATCAGTTACACTATCCGTTTAGGAGTTATTACTTATCTTGTTTACATTACTCATTTGCTGGTGCTATTCACAAAGTAGTAGTCTGTAAGAGAGTGTCAAGAGAAAAAGAAAAGCGAGTGAATTTAAATGAGCATAGATGCTTATGATTACGGAAAGCAAGATGGCAAAGCAGAAGAAAGACAAAGATTAGTTGATGTAATCAAGTCTTACCGATGCGAGTGTGTTGACATGACATACGAGCAAATGGAAGTTGCTTACCCAGACCCTAAGAAAAGATTTTTTGAACACGGGAACTGTGGCTTCATTGACATTGATTGGCTTATTGAACAACTTGAAAAGGGAGAAGAAGATGTACCGCCTACTACACTGGATTAGTGGAATAGCATTTAAAGTTGCTCACTGGGCTCAGTGGCAATCAACTAAGTTTCCACGCAAGAAACACCGAAAAAGGTATTTGACAAATGTCATAGGATATGCCTATGATTATCTTGTTGTAAAGATACAACACCTAAAGACGAAAGGACACTAGAAATGTCAAAGAAACTAATTTCAATTAGCGAAGAGCAGTTACAGTTTGCCGTAGGGCTTACCGAGTTTGCTTTGAGGCAACTAAATCTGAAACACGATGAATCATACTCAGGCGTAGATAAATTGCTATACACGACTTGGATTGTGTCAGCAGAGGAATTGCTTGAAACGCTCAAAGCCGAAAACGCACAAAATGAGCCAGAAACGCTTGTAGAGGACATTGAACGCCCAGAGGCGTAAAAAACTCTATAAAAGACCCTAAAAGCCCTGTTTGCCCCTCGCAAGCAGGGTTTTTAGCATACGGCTTATGCTTGACAGGATTATAACAAATTGGTAACATTATCTAGTTAGCGACAAAGGAGAAGAAATGACAAAGAAACTAACTATCGCATATAGCGACGACTACCTGAACTGGAATTTAGGTTCGGGAGATGGCTCACATCCAACCAAGCCTATCCGTGCCAAGATTGCTACCGATTACTTGGTAGATGAAGTGGGTGCGGACAATGTTGAAATCATTGAACCTGAATTCAAAGATGGGGACAGAGAGAAGATTGAATCTATCCACGACCCTAACTATGTTTCAGAGGTTATTGATGAGGGTAGGTCTTATGACTGGCTTGGCTTCAAGCCTGAGATGGGGCATACCGCTGGTCAGATGTTTTCTGGAACAGTAAGACTGGTTGAGAAGATACTCGCTGGTGAAACTCAAGTTGGCTTCAATCCACAGGGAGCAAAGCACCACGCTCAATACGGATGGAGCGAGGGCTTCTGCGTGTTCAACGATTTTGCCTGGGCTGCCAAAAATTTCGTGCAGAATGGGCTCAAAGTTGTTTACATCGACTGGGATGTGAATGCTGGTGATGGAGTGCAGAACCTACTTGCGGATACCGATATTCCAACTTTCAGTATCCACGGACACGGAATCTACCCAACTCACTCAGACACATGGCTTCGTGAGGCTGGAGTAGATGGCAATTACATCTATCAAAATGACGAGCAACACTGGTATAACTACTGCTTACAGCAAGGCGAGGGCGACCAAGCGTTCAAATGGGCAATTGATGAGATTGCTAAGAAAGTTGCCGAGTATAAGCCAGATGTAATCTTGCTTGCTACTGGTGCTGATGGACATGAGGAAGAGCATTGGGGGTTGAAATATACCTACGATGGCTACGCTTATGCTTCAAAAGTAATTGCTGAACTAGCAAACAAGTTTGCCGATGGGCGTGTATTGATTGGTGGTGCTGGTGGGTATCAACCACTCACACATACACCGAGAATATGGGCTAATGTCGTCAAAGACATCTACGAAGGAACTCAAAAATCAGAGTAGATGGTAGGATTGCGTTGTGTGGGAGCACTAATCGCTCTCATGCAAAGCATCTTACACAGAAAAACTGGCCACCCAGGGTAAAACAGGAGTTGAAATGGACATCTTCGTCGTTATTTTAGCAATTTTAGGTTTTCTTGTCATCGTTTGGCTAGCAATAGCAGTCGATAAGAGGACAGAACCGATTGAATACACGGATGAAGAGGAAATTTCAGCACTTTTAGGTGTTGTAATGCCTAAAAACGAACAGAAAGAAGAAAAATAGATGCCAAGTTGGTTGATTTTACTCAGAGATTTGGTTTGGACATCAATTTTTGCGATTATAGCCGTCATTGCGACTATTTTCATCGCTATTTTTGCTCCAAGCAACATTGGATTGATACTTGGGACAGGATTGTCAGCAATTTCGCTCTCAATTCTCTCGCTCCGAGGCTAGTTATTCCAATAGCAAACACAATTGAATAACATTTGTATTACAGATACAATTTCAATAGAAACCACAGACCCATACGGGTCATTACATAGAAAGATAAAAGAAGAAATGACAAAGATAAAGAAAGCAAATCAAAAGTTGCCGTTTTACATCACTTCATTGCTCAATTCCGCTAAGCCAGCAGATAGAGATAACATAATTCGTTCATTGAGTAACAATGGATGGACACTAAGTGCTATCTCTCGCTCAGTTGAACTCAGTAGAGAGCGTGTTCGTCAGATTTGTGAAACACCAATTGATGGACCAATGCCACCTGACTTCACTAACCCAACTCCACCGATGTATCCAGCAAAAGTGGAAAGAGAGTTTGTTGAGCCATCGCCTGAAATCCTAGCAAGATTGTTGGAACTAAAGCCGATGGCAATGCAGGTTCGCTCACACGCCACTCGCTTCAGAGCAGAGGCTGAAGAGTACACTCAACTAATTGCTAAGGCTCACTTGGAAGATGGCGTTACGCTATATCGATTGGCTAAGCGTATGGGAGTTACTCACTCAGCACTTCGTTTCAGACTTGCTCGCTATGGATACAAGACAAGCGAAAAGGGTCAGAGCAGAGTATATACACCAATCAATCCTAAGAACAGACACTCAAGGTAGTGAGCACATCCAATCGTGTGCTTCTGGTAATCAACTTACTTGTAGGTGCGTTCTTATTAGGTTCTGCTTCATCGCAATCAGTTTCAGCAGTTGAATCAAACTCTGTAATCTCTGCTTGTGTGAATAAGTCAAGTGGTGCTTTACGGATAAGTAGCAAATGTACTAAGACCGAAAGACCACTGACTTGGAACCAAACTGGAATTCAAGGACCAACTGGACCTCAAGGACCCGCTGGACCTAAAGGCACAGATGCTTCTATCAAAACTAAACTAATCACAATCAAATACATAGGAAATGGTACAAGTCTTCTTGGCTGTGGAGATGGTTCTGTTGGATTAGCCACTGGAACAGCAACTACTTATACTAACTGGCAATACGGGTCAGTTTTTCTAACTAATAGATACAACTGGCAGAGTAATCCATATTGCTCGCTCACGATTAGGGTAATTGAGTAATACCGAAACTTGTTCGCCAATAGTGAAACCCTTGACAAATGTCAGGGGTTTTCACTTTACTGCGATACAATACTTGTATGAACAACATAGAAAAACTCTCAGATAAGTTATACACCAAGTACTACCAAGGCGTGCCTTGGGACAGGCTCACCGATGAAGAAGCCTGTATGTCTATTGGAAAAGCAATTACTAAAGTGCTGAACCAGATAGTCGCTACCGAGAAAGAAAACCTGATTGCCCCTGTTCGTGGTATGAATACCGCTAAGAAAGAAGCATTGATTAGGCTCTCAGTAGATATCGCAAATCGTGGCATCGAGTTGATGCTGAAGAAAGAACGAAGCAACTAACATCTCCATCCACTGGGCAAGTTTGCCTGGGTTGCCATTTTTTCTGTGCATTACAATAGATTCATGGCCAAATCTATAATGGAACAAATCGCTCTTCTGCCTGATGCAGAGAGAGCACTCGTCTTATCTGGCATGGATGCCGATACTCTTATGTGGGATTGGTCAGTCTGGGGCAGACCTGAACAGCACGCTCCCGTAGGTGATTGGGCAGTCTGGATGTATCTTGGTGGTCGTGGTGCTGGTAAGACCCGTGCCGCAGCCGAGTGGGTGAGAGAGCAAGCCAAATACACTAACACGGGTCAAAGGCGTTTTGCTTTGGTTGCGAGAACAGCAGCAGATGTGCGAGATGTAATCGTTGAGGGTGAGAGTGGAATTATGAATGTATCTCCACCTAGCGAAAGACCATTGTATGAACCATCAAAGCGAAGACTAACTTGGCCTAATGGAAATACTGCTACTTGCTTTACTGCCGATGAGCCTGACTCTTTGCGTGGTCCACAATTTACTCACGCTTGGGGAGATGAGATTGCTGCTTGGCGACAGACACCTGACGCAGCAGGTATGACTGCTTTTGATAACTTGCGTGTAGGAACTCGTCTTGGTCGTAATCCACAGATTATGGTTACTACTACACCTAAGCGTGTTCCATTGCTCTACAAGTTGATAGAAGAAAGTAAGAACACTGGTCGTGTAGTTATCACTCGTGGTTCTACTCTTGATAACTCTGGAAACCTAAGCGTTGCTTATCTTGATGCTATTACGGGTGTCTATGCTGGAACTCGTCTTGCTCAACAGGAACTTTATGGTGAGATGTTGGATAGCGTTGAGGGTGCTTTGTGGAATGATGATTTGATTGAGGTACATAGACAGAACGCTCTACCACTGAACACACCACTGCGTTGTATTGGTGTTGACCCTAGCGTTGCTGAGAACCCTAGAGATGAATGCGGAATAGTTGTAGTCGCATCAACTGGTGAGAGAGATTTGTATAAGCGTCAGGCTTGGGTATTAGAAGATGCTAGCGTGTTAGGTTCGCCTGAAGTGTGGGCTAACCGAGTAGTTGCTATGGCTCGCAAGTGGGGCTGTCCAGTTATTGCTGAAGTCAATCAAGGTGGAGCATTAGTTCGTAATGCTATCAACGCCATTGACCCTAGTATCAAAGTATTAGAAGTCCATAGCAAATACGGAAAGCAACTTCGTGCTGAACCAGTCGTGCTTGGCTATGAGCAAGGGCGTGTCCATCACATTGGATACTTACCTGACTTAGAGAGTCAGATGCTAAGTTGGGTTCCGGGTGAGGGTAGGTCGCCAGACAGAGTAGATGCTTTAGTTCACGCTCTTACCGCTCTTATGATAAAGCCACCAGCAGGGTTTGTAGGTGGCAAACTAACTGCTAAGTCTATGGCTGGTCGTAAAATACCAGATGCTAGAAGTAGTTTCTTTAGAGTTAGATAAGAAAAATCCCCTGCCACATTGACAGGGGATAAATCTTAGTTTCTCCAGATTGCTAACTGCTTTTCATCTAAGCCGAGTAAGTATCTCTCAAAGTTCTTATTACATAGAACCCAAGATGAACGCTTCTCTCTCATCAGTTTGATAGCATCTGCTGGCTCATAGCCGTCACGAATTAGAACCAAAGCCATAACTAAACCGCTACGATTTAGTCCAGCCTGACATCTAATAAGAACTCTCTTACCAGACTTCCAATCTTTATGAGCCATCTTAACTATGTCCAATAGATTTTCTACTGGGTCAAAGTCAGTTAGCGAACTATCATAGAAGCCGAACCTAAGTTCCTTGACGAACCAATCAACTGGGTCAGCACTTGCGTAAAGTGTATAGACGCAATCAAAGTGTTTCTTGCTAATCTCTTTGCCGATAACATCTACTTGCTCAAACCAGTCTTCATTGCCATAAGCATCAAGTGTTCCACCTTGCCATAGGTCAGGCAAAGTTTCAGTCCATAGAGATTTAGGCAAATCATTGTGCCGTGGTCGCTCAAAGTCAGACAGATTATTTCTTGTTGGTAGTGTCATTTGTAATCACTCCTTTCGTTTGTTTATAAGTGATACCACTATTATTACAAACAGATAACTATTTGTCAAGTGGTTTAGATAGATTACTTTCTATCACTACTCTATCTATAACCATACGGATAGGCTATTTATTCCCAGATTTCCTTGCCGTTCCCAGTTATTTACTTAGTCGCATATACACGGGTGTCGCCCAGTCCGCCCCAGATACACGGCTGCTCACACACCGACACACACACAAACAACATAGGGTTTCTCCCCTGGGTTACCAGATTTTCCTTTTCTTTTTGCCCCATCTGAGCCCGTGTGTCCTTAGAAACATAGCATCTTATGTAATAACTGGTATAGCAAGCCCGCTTTTCTCCGTACTTGCTCCCGAATGATAATGCGGTCAGCCAGTTCTTATGAATTGTATTTGTACTGCTCGTCTGGGCTTGTCGGCAGGTCGGTATGCCAACTCCCACCATCTAAGCCCTGTTTTGAGGCATTTAGTTAGGTCAGGCTAACCTAAGTGCCTAAGATAGCCTACTCATAGGCTTTTCTTAGCCTACTAATAAGTCTTAGATAGGCTATGTAGAGCCTAGATAAGTCCTAGATAAGTCTTACATTGCTTCTTCTAAGAACAAATAAGTCATCACAAGTGCTCACATATGTCAAATAAGTCATAAATAAGTCATAAATAGGCTGTTTGGTCGCTAAAATCGGCATAAAAACGGCATTTTTTTCGGCATTTTTGGCCGCTTCTCGAAACAAATTTCGATGTGCTCGCCAGTAACCGTAGCCGTCTCACCCACCAAAGGCAAAAAACACTAATGTATCTTTTTTCTCCGTCAGTAATAAGTTTTTATCGCATAAGGGCCGCTCCCGGATTTTCCAAAAAAATCGCTTCCAATACACAGTGCTAAACTCAATACATTATGAGTAAAGACAGAGAATACGCTAGAAACTATCAACTCGGCCAAGACGAAGTTGATTTCATCAACGCCCTTACGAAAAAAGCAAAGTACTACCGAGCCAAGCAACTTTTTGATGCGGGTTGGTCGCTACAAGCAATAGGAAATGCGTTTACGCCAACGCAACAACGCTCCACTGTTCAGTATTGGACAACACAGGCTAACCCAGCCTTTGCCACAAACAAACCAGTTCCATCTCCTTGGGGCGGGTTCGCCGACGCTCCTATGCCAAAACCCGTAAAAGGCTATCAACTCAAACGCCCTAAGTCCCCCGGTATTACACAAGAAACACAGAAGCGTTTGCGAGAACTAGCCCCCCTTGCTCGTTATTATAGAAGTGGTATGAATTCATCAACGCCCTTTGCAATAGCAAACGAAGAGATGACGGCAATAGTTCGGGAGTTATACAATAACAATGTCAAGATTGCCGAGATTGCGAGAGCAGCGGGAATTACAAACCGAGCCATTGCTCGTAGATTGGGTAAGTAATGAAAATAATTCACGACATCTTTCCGTCTCACCTAAGCGTTGCTCCAACCGATTATTCAGACGATGTGTTTTCAATTGAGGCTCAGGGAAATCCAAAGGGCGTTTTTTACCGAGACATTACTCGTATAGTAATTATTGAAGATGAAAAAGGTCTAACGATTTGGGTCGCTCAAGATTCACCAACAGGTGCTCAAATTATTTTCCAAGAGCGTTTATCAGAATTTTACAAAGCGGACAAACAAGAGCAGGTGTCCAGAGCAAAAACCATAAGCGGAAAACTCATAGCGTTTCAAAAAGACAGCAACTGTGGATGCGGGTCTAGGCTCAAGAGTTGGAATCCGTATCGCACACTTCACTCCGTAAAGGACCAGTTCTAATGTTTATTGACCCATTTACTTTTATTCTTATTGCCCTTGCCGTTTTCAGAATTAGCAGACTAATTATTGAAGACCAAATCTTTGAGCGTTTGCGAGAAGCGATTTGGAAAAAGTTTCCACCACATACTTGGCTAGGTTATTTGATTACTTGTTATTGGTGTTTGAGCATTTGGATTTCATCGGCTTTCGCAATTTGCTATACAATAGTTCCTGTGGCAACTGCTATCGTTGCTCTACCTTTTGCATTATCAGCAGTTGCCGCACTCATTTCCAAGCGTCTAGACGACTAAAGGAGAACACAACTTGGGCGTTTTCAGGCGTGATAAATCACCCGCAACAAATACTCCACAGCGTGGTATTCGTGCTTCTAATCCAGTAGCGAATACTCTCCCTGCTAACTCTGTTTTTCTAAAACCAGTTCCTAACGCTGCCCCGTCTGCCCCTTACAACGCACCTAGAGCATTGACCGCTGCGGCTGCTCAACTAAAAATTGGCGACAAGTCCGAAGCCGAGCAATTCAAAAATCGTAGGGCAGCAGCGTCGTCTGCTTGGCAATCAGAAGCGTGGGAATACTACGACGCAATTGGTGAAATCAAATACGCTTTCAATCTTGTTGCTAGCGTTGTTTCTCGTATTCGTCTTTATCCAGCAGTAGTTTCTAATCCCGCTGAAAGCCCAAGTCCAATTAGAAATGTTGAAGCCTTTGACCAGCGTATTGTCGCTGCCGCTGAGCGTGCTCTAGCAAGACTTGATTCAGCGTATGGCGGTCAGGCTGGTCTGCTAAAAGACGCAGCACTAAATCTCCAAGTAACTGGTGAGTGCTACCTAAGTCAAATTCCTCAACGCCCTTCAGATGGAACTCCAGAGTCTTGGGATATTCGTTCCGTTGATGAAATCACAGTTGATAGCAGAGCAAATGTTGTTATCAGTCCTAGACGAGAACTAAAGACCGCTGGTGGTGGAACTCAAAAGGGCGTTTATGTTTTGCCGAAAGGTGCGTTCATTGGTCGTATTTGGAAAGCACACCCACGCTTTTCCGAAGAAGCCGATTCATCAATGCGTGGAATTTTAGACTTGTGTGCTGAACTTCTACTTTTGAACCGCACATTCCGTGCAACGGCGCGTTCCCGTCTGAACGCTGGTGCGCTCTATCTGCCTGACGGTCTTTCGGTTGCTGCTAACCCAGACCCAGATTTCCCATACACAGATGCCGATGGTATCTACGACGGCCCTACTCCAGAGGAGTTGGAAGACGAATTTGAAGACCAACTTATGGATGCTATGACAACTCCTATCAAGGATGAAGATTCAGCGTCTGCCGTTGTTCCGTTGATTATTCGTGGACCTGCTGAACTTGGAGATAAAATCAAGCAGTTCAAGTTTGAGCGTTCATTTGACCCTGCTCTTGCTCAGCGTGCTGACCGTGTTCTTGAAAGAATTCTTCAGGGTCTAGATGTTCCAAAAGACATCGTTACTGGTCTAGCAAATGTGAAGTATTCAAACGCACTTCAAATTGACGAGGCTTTGTACAAGGCTCACATTGAGCCACTGATGTTGCTTATCGCCGACGCTCTTACAGTTGTCTATCTACGCCCATACCTACTTGCTAACGGATTTACCGAGCCAGAAGTAGAACGCATTGTTGTTTGGTATGACCCATCACAGGTTGCTACTCGCAATGACCGTGCCGCAGATGCGGACAGCGGTTTTGAGAAGATGGCAGTTTCGTTTGAGACTTGGCGTAGAGCACACGGTTTCTCCGAAGCAGAGGCACCAAGCCCAACCGAAGTTGCGTTGCGTTTGCTTGTTGAAAAGGGAATGATTACTCCAGAACTTACTGAAGCAATGCTTGGTGTTGTTGCTCCAGATGTTATGGAGAAAATCCGTGCTTCAGCACAGGCAGCACAGCCAACTCCAGCAGTTCCGGGTCTAGACCAAATGCTTCAGGGCGGTCCGCCACCTGAAGGTGGAGAAGCACCACCCGCTCCAGAAGAAGCACCACCTGGATTAGCAGAGCCAGGAGTAACCGAAGAAAGTGCTCCAGTTCCACCGACAGAAGAAGTCGCACCGCCACAGCCTATCGCTCCGTCAGACGCTACTCCGCCAGGCCTAGCCGAACCTACTCAGTAAGAAAGAAAAATGCATCAGAAATTAGCAGAACATCTAGCAGTATGTTTAGCCGATACGGTTACATACAAGTTCATTGCTCACGGCTATCACTGGAATGTGAAAGGTCCTGAGTTCACTCAGTTTCACGACTTCTTCGCAACACTTTATGAAGACGCTGATTCAGCAATTGACCCGTTAGCCGAGAATATTCGCAAACTTGGGTTTGACGCTCCATTTACTTTAGAAGACTTTGCTTCTCTAACTTGCGTTAGCGTAAATCCAGTTTCAGGCGACCCGATTGAAATGAGTAGCAATCTATACGAAATAAATTGCCACCTTAAAGAGTGTTTAACAAAAGCGTTTGATATTGCCAACGCTTGTAATGAACAAGGAATTGCCAACTTCCTAGCAGAGCGTATTGACCAACACGCTAAGTGGGTTTGGCAAATAGGCACCACTATTGGTGCTGACTCAACCGTCATAACCAGAATCGAGTTCAAGTAATGAGTGAATACGAAAACTTTGACCCTGTTGATGAAATAAATAAAATCATTGAAGGTGCCGACAGACCTGCTCTTCCATCTGTTTATGTGAAGAAAGATAAAACAAATGTTGTCATCGAAGGTACTGCTTTAGTAGCGTCAGCAAACAGCAAAACTCTTCCTAGCCGTAGAGTTGGAAGATTTGAAATGCTTGAAGTTCTAGAGCGAAGTCTCAACAGAACAGTCACCAATTTCAACAACCCCTCTCAAAGAGCGTTTACCGCAATGAGAGAATTATCAGACTTTGTGAATATGGCAACTACTGGCGCACAGCCAAAGATTGCTGGAGAACACAGAGACCTACTTCCAGTAGGACACCCCCTATCAACCAGACCAAACGACTTTTCTGAGGAAGAGTTGGCTCAAGCCCGTGCTGAGTGGATGTCGGCAGACCCTAGAATTGCCGAAGAGTTCCGCCCATTAGTCGCTACTGCTTTTGTTACACCAGAAGAGAGCGTAGAGCGTGAGTATCTAATAGCAAAGTTGGAAGCAACTAACGCTACCCAAGTACCAAGGGATATCATCCTCGGCTTGACCGCCGCTGGAAACCCTTACGCTGGGGGGAACTCTTTTTTAGCACGAAGCGCCAGGGCTAGGGCTCAGCGCCGCGACAGAAGAGGTCGCTTTGCTTGGATGGGCGGTGGAGCCAGAGTATGGCTCGGAAAATTATTTGACGCAGTATCTTCTTTGTTCAGATTTGCTGGATACGACGCAAAAACAGATTCGTTTGACCTAGAGGGCGTTCCAGGTAGCCCTTACTTTGGAAAAGTTATTAGCGTTCCCGCTTCACAAGTAGAAGCGATAAAAGCAATTCTTCCAGACAGTTTAGGGTTGCCAGAGCCACGCTCAAAGAGCGTTGCTAAAAATTTAATTGTGGACCCAAGCACTTTACAACTAAAAGATGCTCCAACTGGTTGGGAAAAAGTTTCTAGCGAAAACGGCGTTGATGTTTTCCGTTCCGCTGATGGTTGGATAGCAACTCGCTATCCTAACCTTGCCTCAGCACCAAAAGAGAGTAGCATCACTCGTACTCGTGGTGCTAATTCTGATAAAAGCATAAATCCAGACCTACCCGTTTATCACATTGCCCAAGGTTCCGCTGACGGAACGGTAGTTGATAAGCCATTTGCCGTGGCTCAGGGGTGGGGTGACGCTCAGGCGTTGATTGCTCGCTATGATAAGAAACTTTCTCCTAGCAAAAAGAAAGCCGAATTAGATGAACCACAAGAGCAAGGATTTATAAAAGGCTGGAAAAAGCAAGAAAGAGGCTACATACCAGCGGATTATAATCCTTACGGATACTACGCTGGGGGCAGAGATGTCGCTATGGGAAACGATTCTTATACAGACCCTAGTGGCCGATTTATTGCTGTATCTATGGCTCCTAAAAAGCAAGAGCAAGCCAAAAATGTTAGAAAGCAAGTTCTTGAAAGTGGGAAGCCAATTGAAACTTTTGACGGTGCTAAAGACTGGGATGGCGATGTAAGCAATTTATGGAGACTTGAAAGAGTAAGAAGCGACGGTAAAAGAGAGATACTTGGCTACTACCAAGATACCGAAGACATTGAGCGTGATACTGAAATTCCAAAAGACCTAGAACAAGGACAAGATTTCTACGAAGAAATAATTGCCAACACATTGCAGTGGGGCGGAAACTCGGTTGATTTTGTTGATGGAAGTAATCCAGACCAAGGATATTTAGTTGCTCACGAGGCTGATGTTGTGCAACCAGATGGAAGCGTAAAAAAGCGTGAGCAGTTAGTTACTCCAGAAGACTTTATGGACCCAATCGAGGGGCCAAAAATTCTTCGTGCTTATGCTTTAAAAAACCAAGAAAAACTTATGGAAAAAGGTTTTTATCTTGGAACTTGGACAGACATGGTTGAGGTGAAAGACGAAAATGGAAATGTAATTGACAAGAAAGAAATGGTCTTTCTAGATGTCAGTGAGTGGATAAAAGATTTTGATGATGCATTTGACGCTGGAGAAAAACGAGGCGAAATTGCTATTTTTGGTGCCTCAGAGGGCAAGAGTTATTACATTGAAGTTGAAAAGCGTAGAAGAGAAACAATACGAAATACTCCAGTTCTAGATAAAGAAGAAGATAAAAGAGTTAGGGAAGAATCCGACAGGATTACAGATGAAGAAAATAAGTGGTTTAGAGATAATTATGCAGTTTGGCAAAACTTTGAGCGTGATACTGGAATAGGATTTTTTAAAGACGACGGTTCTCCAAATCCAGAAGTAGCAAAAGTAAGTCCAGAAATTTATGAACACCTAAAACGCAGAGACGACGCTGAAAAAAATAGAAATTCTGTATTCCAAAATTACATTCGTTCAGTTTTTGAAATGGCTGACGGTATGGACCCGGGCGGGAAAAACAACGGACTTGCTGTTAATCAAGGTTTATTAGACATTAGAGATAGGTATGTCGGCGACGATGAAGCAACTCTAAAGATGAACGCTGGTCTCCGAGAAGGTCAGGTTGCTAGTTCTAAAGTAAAAAGCGTGGATAGGCTTGTAAATAAATCTAAATTAAAACAAAACACCGTGCTGTATAGGGGGGCTTGGCTAGACCCTGAGTTGGTAAGTCAAATAGAAATTCAGGACTCTTACTTTGACAGAGGTTTCCAGTCTTCTGGACTAGATGTAGACACCGCAACAAGTTATTTAGATTTTAGAGCCGAAAAAAGTCAAGGCAAAGAAAGAGTTGTTTTTAGAATTCTTGCTCCGCAGGGTATGAATGCTATACATGTTGGCGACGATGAAGTAATTATGCGTCGCAATACAAAAATGACTATAATTAGAAAAACTAAGTTAGATGACACAACATACATTGATGTGGATATCGAACCTCAAACAAAGGAGCAAATAGATGTCAGACTCCAAGGACTCGTCAAAGGGCCACGACCTGAATCTAGTGAAAGTCCCGGAGAACTTCTCCCAGATGACGGAGGAGGAGCAGATGGCTTGGGCGAAGGAGGCCCATTCGAAGTTAATTACGCGCCTCTCCCCACCACAAGACCAGACTCAGAAAGAGTAACTGACCCACAACTAGCAATTTGGCTAAGACTTTCTAAAGATGTACTGGGAGTAAGTCTAAACGGCATAATTGACGAGGCTATTGCTATAAATCAAAACAATGACCCAGAAAAACACTTGGCTAAAAGGCTAAAAGCAAATGTTGCTAAATCTCTAGCAGAAAAACTCAAGGATGTTGACGACAAAGAGTTTGTAAGAGTATTAGATGATTTGGGGGTGTTCTCTGGACTATCTAAACACATGGACTGGTCTGAGCCTAAAAAACTTCAAGAAGTAATTTTTTATAGTCTAGATGCAAGAAAAGAAGTTGGTGTAAACCTTAGAGCAGAATTTGCTAATGTCTTGAGATGGGCTACGACAAATAATGATTTTTATAGAGAACAGAAGGAACTCGTTGACAAAATTAATTCTACTAAAGAGGTAACTCTTGAAGAAGCACGACTAATTCTTGATGCCTATAATGAAAATGGTCGATTAGGCGGATTTACTCTTTTCAAAAATCTTATTCTTCCAGACAGTGATAATAGAGAATTTTTAGATGCTGTTAGGTATACCGCCGTTTCAAGCCTAGTTAGTCGATGGGCATCCACATCCAACGGTTCGCATGTTTCGTCTCTTGCTATTCAAGAAGTGGCTAGAAGACAGTTTGGCATTAGAGGTTCAGCCGAATGGAATAACGGAATCGGTATGGAGATACAGGTTAAAGATGTTGCTGACAAAAACAGAAACTTGATTGGAAGATTTTTACAAGCCCAGTATGACCTCACTCAAGAATATTTCAAGAAAAAGGGTATATCTAAAATAACTCTCTATCGTGGAGTCAAAAACTTCAAGGCTCACGATATGCCAAAGACCACTTCCTCAACAGAAAATGGCATTTCAGGAGCAGTAAGACTAAGACCTTTATCATCTTGGTCGACTTCAGAGGGGGTAGCAATTGGGTTTGCTAGGGGAGAAGACGGAAGAGTATTCCGTAAAGAATTTGATGTAAAAAACATATTTTCTATGCCAGGCTTTGGTAATGGTTGTTATGAAGAAAAAGAAATGGTAGTTCTAGGTGGAGTTGTAGATAGCGTTGATATAGGAACCTACAGTGTTCTAAACACTCGTGGAGAAGGTAGTCCAGTCAAATACCCATCTCCAGAGCCACAAGCCATTACTTACGAATCTCTTCCAAACTTACTTCCAGACTTGGGATTAGAAGTAAATTACGCTCCTTCGCGCCGTGACTCTAGACTACTAAACGACGCAGAAAGAAATGAAATTGCGCGACACCACCCAACAGAAGCAATTTGGGTATCAATTGCCGAAGACTCCACTTTCCACAAAAGGGAGATGCCACTTACTCTAAAAAATTCATTGGAATTCCACGACAGAGAGGCAATTCGCACTGGTCAAATAGGAACTGGTCCTATGGGCGAGGGGACCGTAGAACTAGCAAGGGCTTTGAAAAAGGGTGTGGCACAAAACCTTGAAAATAAAATGTCTTCTGTTGAAGCATCGGAGTGGGCAGAAACAGCAAATCTTTTCAAAGACTTGGGCATAGTCGTCAACTTTCCTAATGATGAAGAGAGCAGTCAATATGGAGTTGTAAGAGCACTTATTAGTTCTTGGGCTTTTACTTCAAACGGCGACGAGCCTTTATCTTTAGCAATTCAAGAATTAGCCAAAAAAGAATTTGGAATTGAAAAGGCGGCTGATTGGGAAATTAGCCCAGAGAAACAAGTAAAAGTAGATAAAATTTTAGAAACTAGCGAAAACTTAATTAGAAAGTTTCTAAGGGCTCAATACGACCTTACTCAAGAATATTTCAAGCGTAAGGGAATAAAAAAACTTACTTTGTTCCGTGGAGTAAAGAAATTTAGTAACCACGAAATTGTAGAGTCTACTTTTCCTAACGGTGGAAAATTTACCGCAACTTTGGGCCTTAGACCGTTATCGGCTTGGACTACAAGCAGAAGAATTGGAACAATTTTTGCCAACCGCTACGAACAAAGTAGGTTGTTCCGCAAAGAGTTTGATGTAAAAGATATATTCTGTTTCCCTGGCACTGGTTTTGGTTGCTTAGATGAAAGAGAATTTGTTGTTCTTGGTGGAAACACTAAAGGCATAGATGTCTCTAGTCAAAGAGATATGAGCCCATTAGGAGGAATAAGTGATGCTTTTAACTTTGAAAACAGGGCAGCCAATTATCAAGTTGTATTTGATAGCGATGTTGAAAGTCCGCTAGACCAAATTGCTGAAAGTGGATTTAGACTTGGCGAATGGGTTAACTATGCTCCTGAAAGACTTATTCGGCCAGAAAGAGACGCAGTTGCTGACATAACCTCGTTTGACCCCACAGACGAGATACCTAATTCTCCAAAAAATGCTGGCGGAATGACACGAAACACTTGGTGGGCGTGGGAGAGAGGTCCTGACGGAAATCAATTCATTGACTACATGCGTCAACAGGCTTGTCGTTTAATTGGACTACCAGTTCCAGAAACTGAGTTTGATAAGGGCAAGGGAAGCCACTTTATGCTCCAAAGAGGCTGGGGTGCTCCGGGCGAAAAAGCCATAAAGGGAATGGTCAATGCTATTGCAAATAGTCGCCCTCAACCGCCACTATATCGTGGGTTGGCAAACGGATATGGCGAAAACGCTTCTACTCCAGAATTAGAAAGACTAAGAAGCGTTAGAGAGGGCGATACGGTTGATATGCCACTTGCTTCTGC